ATGTGAAAGAACATATTTTTCAGCCATTTATTGACTTTATAAAAGGAGTCTTTGAAGGATCCTGGGCGGGAAGTTTTAAAACGCTAAAAACAATACTGAACACATTTGGGAAATCTGTAAGCCGGATCTGGTCGGATATAAAACAGATATTTAACGGAATCATTGATTTTGTTACGGGTGTTTTTACAGGAAACTGGACACAGGCATGGGAAGGCATCAAAAACATATTTGGTGGAATATTTGACGGATTAATAACTCTGGCTAAGACACCACTGAATGTAGTTATTGACATTATCAACAGCCTGATGGAAAAACTTAACTCCGGTTTATCGGCAATAGAGAACGCATTTTCATTCAGTTATGATTTTAAGAATCCTATTACAGGTACCCGGCATTATGGACATTATGGTCTGTCTCTTCCCAGAGTGCCGACTATACCTCATCTTGCAGAAGGCGGATTTGTACAGAAGAACACTCCACAGCTGGCAATGATTGGTGACAACCTTCATCAGGGAGAGGTTGTAGCTCCAGAAGGAAAGATGTTGGAAATGGCAAGGGCAGCAGCTGAACTATCTGGAGGAGATGCCGCAAGATTACTGCAGGAATTGATAGATCTGATCAAAAATATGCCGAAAGATTTTCCAATAGTAAGTCTGGATCCGGAAACACTGCGGAAATATTTCATTGAAAAAACGAACCAGAATACAAAAGCAAAGGGAAAATCAGAACTGATTTACTAAGGAGGCGTGTATGGCTAAGAGAATATTATGGTCAGGAAATACTACGCTTCCTGCACCTACAGAGATAACAGTAAACGACGAAATTATATGGTCATCAAACACCGGAAGGTCTGCTTCCGGTGAGATGATCGGTGATGTAATAGCGCAGAAAAAGAACATATCAATCAAATGGGGAGTACTTACAGAATCGGAACTTGTAATAATCAAGAACGTCCTGACCGCAGGGTACTTTCCATTTTCGTTCCACGATGATGGTATTGACCTGACAATCAGTTCCTATCGCGGAACTTTGTCAAAAGAACAGCTAGGCTGGCTTGGCGATGGGATATTTTATTATAAAAGCGCATCGGTAAGTGTAATTCAGAAATAGGAGGAAAAGAAGCATGGCAGCAGAATTAACAATTAATAAGAGCTTAACAGCAAACGGAACCATTAAAGTAGATGATAAAATTGTAATGAGCCTCTTTACAGAACTTTCAACAAGTGCCAATGGCACTGACAGAGTAACTCAATCCATCCAGGACAAAGAAACATACAATAAAAACAAAAAAGAAATCCGTGCCCAGGTTGCTGCCTTCCAGGAAGCAGTATGGGATATGCAGGATTCCATGGAAGAGGCAGACAGCACAACAGGGGAGGATACCACAGATGAAACTCAGGAATAGTCAGATTATTTCTTTTCTGAACACATACGCTGCAATAAAAACAAAGAAACTCCCTGTAAAATTGGGATATGCAATCAAAAAGAACGTATCGGCAGTAACTGCAGCTTCTGAAGCTTATTCTGCAGAAAGAAATGAGCTTTTAGAGCATTACGCACAGAAAGGCGAAAACGGACAGTTTCTGGTAAACGACGGTTGTTATGTGATCCCGGATCAGGAAGGATATGCAAAAGATATTGAGGAACTTCTGAATATCGAAACCGAAGCAGAGATCCAGACAGTCTCTCTTGATGTGCTGGAGAAATGCGATGATCCCAGATTTGATCCGTTGACCATCGAGGAGCTGACTGCCCTGGAATTTATGACAGAGTAAAGGAGGTACCTGAATGTATCAGTCAACGGAAGCCTTCGGAAATCTGATACAGCAGGATTCCCGAACGTTTAAAAGCCTGATCACTTATGATGACACCAGCATCACGAATGCCAAAAACATTAAGTTTACCGGCGGATCTGAAGGAGAGGATGATTTCTCCCTGGGCTCCGTGGTGTCCCAGTATGTAGAAGCAACAATCCCGGATTGCGCCGGCGCAATTGAAAACCATGAATTTTTACTGCAGATCGGCATGGACATAGATGGCCTGACGGAATACATTCCCATTGGATATTTTACAGCCGGAAAGCCCAAAAAGACGGAGAACCAGATAGAATTTACGGCATATGACCGTATGATGAACCTGGAAACACCTTTTTCTTCCAGCCTTCCAGATAATACGGATACGATTGCAATATTGAAACGCATTGCAGAGATTACACGGGTACCGGTGATAACAGAAGGACTTGATGCAATCACAATGGCGAACCCGAAAGGCTATTCCTGTCGTGAGGTCCTTTCCTATGTAGCTCAGATGTATGGCGGATTTGCTCTCTGTAATCGTCAGGGGCAGATAGAGATCCACACATATACAGACAGCGACTACACGGTAGGGACCGGACG